CTTGAATTTGAAAAGGACATATTGATTTATTTGTATGTTAGTGATAAAACTTTAAATTAATTATTAATCAAAATTTTTTTAAATTTTTTGAAAGCCCTATTAATTTTATCTTTTTTTTATAATTTACTAATATTCATATAATAAATAGTATATGATTATTATCTTATTTAACTACTTGCTGAGACAGTTGCGCTTTGTTGTGAAGCACTTGCGCTTGAAACGAAGTGGCGTGAAATATAGCGTTGTAAATTAAAGTAATTGAAACCTTTTTCAGCATCAACTTCCTTTAATGGACCTAAGATAGCACCTAATTTAGCATCAGGAACGAAACTACGGCGATTACCTTGAACTTGTAAGTTTTGTGCTTGAATATAGCTGTTAATTTGTTTAGTAACAACATTACGAGACATCTTAGTATTTAATGGAACACCTAAGAAAGTACATAATTCATTTGAAATTTGAGTTGGAATTTGGAAACCTGATGGAGCACGCTTTTGAGTTTCATCGCGGACTTTGCGTGATTTCTTTGCTGCTAAGCGAGCATGAGTACGAGCATTTTCACGACTTTCCTTGTTGTAGAACTTAACAGCCTTCCGTAAAGTTGAAGCGAAACCTTTTTGAGTTTCTACTAATGATTCAGCTTGACTGATTAAAGTTTGGAATAATGATTCAACTGATTCTTCACTGGTTGATGATTGTTCTGATGATGAGCTTAATTGTTGTTCAACTGGAGCAGAAACTTGGGTAGTTGCTGGAGCTGGAGTTGATTGTGTAGTAGCTGGTGCTGCTACTTGTGTAGTTGCTGGAGTAGCAGTTTCAGTTGCCTTCTTTGATGAACGAGCCTTCTTTTCAACTGGTGCTGGTGCTGATTCTTGTTGAGCTGGAGCAGCAACTTGAGTAGTAGCTGGGGTAGCAACTTGGGTAGTAGCTGGGGTAGCAGTTTCAGTTGCTTTTTTTGCGACACGAGCTTTCTTTTCAGCTGGAGCTGTTTGTTGTGCTGGAGCAGCAACTTGAGTAGCTACTGGAACAGTTTCGGTTTGTTGGGTTTGTGATTGAGCGGTTGATTTTTTAGCCATTTTATTAAATATCCTATGGATAGTATAATATATAATATCTTTAAGTAGATATTAGACGATAAATGGTAACAATATTTTTTATTTTACATAAAATAACAAATAAAACGCAATTTAGTTTGAAAATGCGACTCCAGCCATTCCACTCATTATTCTTAATAAATTATAATTTACAGCATAATAGTGTAAAATATTAGCACTACTTCCAGTTGTCAATTCCAATGACGCATTATCTATTCTTGAAAAGTTACATGTTCCACTCGGTTGATGTTCTTCTGGATTTAATGCGAAACTGTATACATAAAATCCACCCAAAGGAGCACTATTAGTAGTAGGATCGCTTTCTTGTTGATTATGAGAACCGGTATGATGTTGATAAGGTTGAACTAATCTAAAGTAACTACCATCTCTTTGTTGAAATCTATCTTGCCCGTTCATCTGTATTTGAGCTAATGTTACATTATCGTTTCGCGTTCCTTCAGTAGCCCAAAAGTCGAAAGGATGTCTTGTAGTTGAATTATGTTTAGCAACCCAAATCAATTCCTTAACTGGATGATTTAATAACAATTTTGTAGAATTTAATGAACTTGGTGATAAAGGAATATTGTTTGAATATTGAACTTGCTCAATTAAATATTCATGTGATACTTGAGCAAAACGGCGTCTTTCGTCTGTATCTAAATAAATATAATCAGCATATAAAGCACAATCTATCATAGAAGCACTTGAATCTACATATGAACCAGATGAAATAACTTTAAATGTTTGATTTGTTTCGATATTAATCTTAACTTCATGGTATTGTAATGCGATTAGCGGTAATGATAAACCCGGATTACGACAAAACCAAAATTGTAAAGGAACATAGACTTTTGTATTTCCATATTCATCTAAAACAGTTCCACTTGTCATATTATTAACTTTTATCCAATTAGCTTCTGTATGAGATAATTGACACCATACATCTAACCATTCGCCATATTGTCTATCTACGATTTGTCCTCCGATTTCGACTTCTACATTATCAATTACTTGATGTCCTACTCGCCATGCTCCAAGGTTTCTTAAGTCTTGGTTAAAAGTCATTTCAATGTACATACGATGAACTAAATCACCGTTTCTTCCTAATGTAGCGCTGAATGTTCTACCGAGACCGATAGAACCGTTAATGGTTTGTTCAATAGATTCCATAGCAAAATTGGTATGTCTCTTATATACAACTTTAAAGAAGGTGATTTGTGGATTTCCTGTTAAATAAGTATCTTGTGCGCCATATGCGACAAGTTGCATTAAACTTCCAGTCATTTATGATTTATATTTTAAATATATTTTATTTTTATATGTGATTTTCATAATACATAATTATATGAAAATGACAATAATAAGTTGACAATAATAAGTTGAGAGTAAACTTCTTAGTTACTGTATGCTAAACCACCCATACCTGACATAATACGGAGAACATTGTAGTTGACAGCATAGACCTTTAAGACAGTACCAGCAGCTGCGATAGCACCTGAAGCGAATGATAAGTTTAAGACAGCATTATCGATACGACTGAAGTTACAAGTACCTGATGGTTGATGTTCTTCTGGTTTAAGACCGAATGAATAGATATGAGTTGATGATAAGACACCACTATTCATATTTAATACATGTCGACCAGCACCGGTATGGTGTTCGTAACGTTGAACTTTACGGAAGTAGTCACCTGAACGACGCTTGAAACGATCTTGACCGTTTAATTGTAATAAAGCATCAGCACAGTCAACATAACCAGTGAAATCACTGTAGTTTGCTGAACCATCGACAACCCAGACTAATTCCTTAACTGGATGGTTGAAGCGTAATTCGTGTTGAGTAGTAGTAGCTGAAGTACCAATAGTTAAAGCATTTGAGAATTGAACTTGTTCGATTAAGTATTCATGAGAAACTTGAGCAAAACGGCGACGTTCATCAGTATCTAAGAAAATATAGTCACACCAGACAGTACAGTTGTTAATGTATGAACCATTAACTTGAGTAGGTTGGACAGTCATAGCAGATAATTGAGTGAATTGGACATTGATCTTAACTTCATGATATTGTAATGCGATTAATGGTAAAGCTAAACCTGGGTTACGACAGAACCAGAATTGTAAAGGAACATGTAAACGTTCTAAAGCAGTAACAGTGCTTGGAACATCAGTATCGACCATAGTCTTTAATAATGCAGCTTGGTCAAAAGTATGAGTTAAATCACACCATAAAGCCATCCATTCACCATATTGTTTATCAATAACTTGACCTCCAATTTCGACTTCAACATAGTCTAATAATTGGAAACCATAGTAAGATGAAGCAGCAGCAGAAATATCTAATTGTAAATAGATACGATGTAATAAATCACCGTTACGAGCAATAGTACAAGTGAATTTACGACCTAAATCAGCAGCACCATTGAAAGTTTGTTCAATAGCTTCTACTGCGAAGTTAGTGTGACGACGATAGACGACTTTGAAGAAAGTAATTTGAGGATTACCAGTTAAATAGATATCTTGAGCACCATAAGCTACTAATTGCATTAAACCACCAGCCATTTTAAATTATTAATATATTATAAGAAAAGAAAATAATTTTATAAAAAATCGCAATTTCATAAAATTATTATTATACGCTTTTTTAAAAATGCCCTTAAGAAAATAAAATATTCAAACTACCATTCTGTATTCTTAGAATATTATGTCTTACTGCGTATAATTGACATTCCGCAAATTGTATATCACTCAAAGTCATTTCACTCATACTATTAAACTGTAATGTTATTTGTGAATGACCGAACTTTTCAGTAGTAAGAAAACCAGTTTCCTTATTGGATACAGGATCTAAACCGAATGAATATGTATATATAGGTAATGGTATTTCTCGTGTTTCATATGGACTCGGTATTAAAT